GGTGGTCGTGGACTATGGCCACCTGCCCTTCCCTGCTGCGCGGCGCTGGGATGGCGCCCTCTGGGACGATGAGCGCGGCATCCGCGCGTTCAGCGGGCCGCACGACTCGGCCGCCGATGCGCTGGACTGGGCCATGGAGCGGTGCCCTGAGGGCTGAGTTCTCTAGAATTGAATACGAGCACCGAGAAATGAGCGGCATCCATCGCCTTATTCGAGCAAACAAAATTGATCAAAGCAATAGAATGATTCCTTCATTCAAGGAGGAGTTTTAATGCTGATCAAACAAATCATTTCCGCCGCCACAATTACTCTTTTTGCAGGCACTTCTTATGCTTGGAATTTCATATATTCCCACGACCAAAATGGCGCCGTAACAGGCGGCTCGCTGCAAGCCTTGAGAAGCGCCATATCACACGGTTCGTCAGTGAAAGTTGGCATAATGCTGCCGGAGCATGAATGGCAATTGCCATGCTCCATAGTCTCTCTTGACAACAGCCCGACGTTGGTGACGTGCGTAAGCAGCAAGGATTTGGCAACCAATATAACTCCCGGCAGTGCCCTTGGAACGATCCTTCCTCCAGCGCAGTCTTTGCACTACACGTTCAATGTCCTAGGCCAATATACTCAAGTCAATATCGCAAAAAGCAATGGCTCCGTCGTTTTAACATCTCAATGGCGATATCCAATGCGTTGGTATGTAAATTAATTTAGTCCAATCGACCTGGAAGAGATTATTGAATCACGGGCCAGGCGGCGCCGAGGGTTTGGACATCAACTGCGTGCCCTGCAGCTTTTGCCGCCATGTCCCCATACGCTGCGCGGCAGTCGTCGTATACGGCGTTGACGGCAGTGGCGTACTCAAGGACGGCGGCGGAGGGAGCGTTGGCAAGTCGGCGGGCGGCATCTGCGGATTGCTCGCGCAGGCCGTCAGCCACAGAGAGCAGCTGGTCACGATCACGGCGCAGCAGCGCCTCGCGGTCACGGGCAGCATTGAGGGCTCCTTGGTATTTGGTGTTCATGGCCTGTTCGGCGCTGCGCACGCGGGCGTCTGCCGCGCGACGGGCGGTGCTGGTGGCCAGCTGCTGGGTGGTGGTCTCCAGCCGGGCCTCGGCCAGCTCGGCGCCCAGGCGCGCGCCCTGGAACTGCCATGCCAGCGTGGCGGCCACGGCGGCGGCGGCCAAATGGGTATAGAGCGCGGGGATCACCGCCCGCCCCTCCACCAGTACCACCACATGGCCCAGAGGATCGGGTTCATGGCCGGGCCTCGCAGTCGTAGCCGTTGCGACGCTGTGCCGCGCATGCGGATTGCTCTGCGCGGTCGCGGGCTTCAGGCACGCCGCAGCGCTCCAGCACTTGACCGGCGCTGATGTACCAGGCCGGCGCCATCTCGGCTTCAGCGGCAGCAGTTTCGATCACGCGGCAGGCCTGCAGCAGAGAGCCAGACGGGACCACGGTGCAGCCGGCCAGGACCGCAGCGGCTCCGATCAGAAGAGATTTCATTGGGCCTCCATACACGCGGCGTGCCGCGCCTGTTGACGGGTCCAGACGCCGCGGCAAACCTTGTTGCCGGGCGTGCTGCAGTCGTAGCGCCACCGCGTCGGCCGGCCGCCCGCGCCCCACTGGTAGGCGCTGTAGGCCTGCAGGGGCTGAGCGCTGGTCATGAAGCGGTAGCCCAGCAGCGCTTGGCAGGCGGGGGCGAACTGCCCGGCCAGCAGCCGCGTGCGCATGGGGCTGGCGCGCCAGGCGCCGATCCCGTACTGGTAGGTGAAGTCCAGATAGAGGTCGTATTCCACCTGATACAGGGCTACGCCCGGCAGGCTGGCTCGGAACATGTCCTCGTCCTTGGAGGTGTGGCTGCGCACCAGTTGCAGCGCGCGCTCGCGTGTGATGGGCGGATCGGACATCTGCACCGGCGTGCCGTCCTCGTAGACCGTGGAGCCGTGGCCGATGGTCGGTCGGTCGCCCTGGGTCGGGATGTGCGGGTCAGGCCGGAAGCCTTCCAGGCCCAGCGTGGCCAGCAGCCCAGCCGCCGAGATGGTGAGCGCGGCGACGGCGGTGCGCGGAGTCTTGCTCACAACACCCCCATGTCGGTTGGAGAGGTATCTGGCTCGTCATGCACTGGCCGGAGCGGGATGCCGGTCTTGCGCATCAGCTCCATGCGCAGCGCATGCTCGGCAGCTTCCTCTTGCCGGCTGGCAGTGGCACGCCTGCTGGCTTCCCGCCTGTAGTACCAGTTCACCAAGGTGCCCAGAAGCGCAATGCAGATGCCCAGCAAGCCTATGGCTTGGGAAGAGGCGAGCCAGCCGAGAAAGCCGACGACAGCCCCGCCGCCGGTGGTGCGACTGCCTGCCGTTGCGAGCGTGTCGAGGGTTTCAGTTTTCATGCCCCGATGATTCCGGGGCCGGGCCGCGCTGGCGAACCCTACACGGGGGCCGCAGGCCAGCCGACCGCGACATCGATCTGGGACAGCGCCAGGGCGTCCTCGGCCACCGCATCGATCTGGTCCTCGATGCGCTGTCGGGTGCCCGTCAGCAGGCCGTGCACTTGGCGGTATGCGTCATCCTTGGCCCGGATGCGCTCGGCCAGCACCAGGCGGTCCAGCCCGCGCGCCAGCGCTGCAGCGTCGATCCACGGCGTTGCGGCTTCGGGGTCAGCCTCCAGCGCCCTCGCCTCCTCCGTCTGCACGGGCCAGCTCTCCCGCTCGCTCAGCGGGTAGCCTGCGGCGATCACCTGAATGCGGCGCCGGTACTCGGCGGCGAGGGCCTGGCGCAGGCCCGCCGCGATCTCGGCTGCCGGCCGCAGCTCCGCAGGTAGCGGCACGCCGCCGGCTGCGAGCCAGGCGCGGTATTCGAGGACATTTGGATCTGGCGGCACTCCGAGTGGAGGGTCTGCAAGGGGGATTGACATGCGCACGCCATCACGAAACCTGTAAACAAACCCTTCTCCAGTGAATTGATACTCTGTCATATATATTGACCGCCAGAATTTTTAACGCCTGCCGCATTGCCAGGGAAAAAAGTTTCGCCTGCCCCGTTAGTATTGATCACAGAATTTCCCGATATGTTGTATCTACTGCCAGTTGCCGTCCCCGAAAATGTCGGGACAATCATGCGTGCATATGAGAGCGCCCCCGCGCGAATAAACGCATCAGAGAACGCGAGGCTACCGGAAAGCGTAAATGCAACCGCAGTCGCATCCATATTTGCTTGATCGAGATTGGCAAAAGCAGGAGCAGCTCCGGCGATCTGACAACTATCAGTAATAATGATCTGTGCCCGGGCGGCAGCAGCTATGTGCGCATAACCACATGCGCCGAATATGAGATTCGAGCCTGTTACCGTGGCCCCTGTGCTCGCCACGAGGCCAGACACCCCACTCGTCTGCAGCCGCATGTTGCTGACATTGATCTTTGCTGAATCAGTAGCGGTTATGCAGCTACCAGACGAAAGGGATATCACCACATTTCCTGGGCTCGCAGCATTGCCATTGATTACAAGAGACCCGTTTATATACCCAGACGCCACGGATGCTGCGGAATAAGTGCCATCGCCAAGCTGTATTGTCACTGTGAGGCGATTGAAATCAAAAAGCAGCGCAGTCGATACAGCCTTTTGCAGCGTTGCAAACGCCCCGCCCGCCGTATTGCTCAGCCCAGTATTGCTGTCGCTGCCATCGGTGCGGACGTAGTAGGTGCGAGCAGCGGTGAGCAACTCGCGCACGCCGGGCAGCGTGTCGCCCGTGGGCAGCTCACGGATGCTGCCGCTGACGTTGACCAGAGGGCGCCGAGAAGCCATGGCGGATCAGGCCAGAACCACGGGCATGCCGCCCTCGAAGTTCACGGCGGTGGTGCTCACGGCCACGCCCAGGCGCTGCACCACGTTGCCCGACGCGCTGGGTGCCGTGGCGCCGCCCGTGCCTGCAGTGGTCTGCAGGAACACGGGCCCCGGGGTCTGGGCGGTGACTTGGGTATTCGTTCCCTCGAAGTACACCGTAGCGTTGGCGCCGCTGGTGACGGCGGCCAGCACGAAGCCATGCGCCTCCTTGCCGGACGTTGTGGCGTCGGCCTTGCGGACCTTGGCGCCCGTGCTGTTCCACACGTTGACCCAGTCGCCGGCCGCGAGCGCCTCGCTGGCAGCGATGACGGCGGTGTCGGCTCCAATTCCCACAGGCATCATGCTGTTGTCGATGCGACCCGAATCGTCAAGGGCCACGATGTCGCCGGCATTCGCCGCGCCAGCCGAGGTCTGGATGCCCAGCACCTCGGTGACCAAGTTGTTGACGAGGCGGAGAAATTTCTTGGCAGCCATGGTGGCCTCCTATGCAAGGGTGATGGGTGGGTTGATGTCGATGAGGACGCGGGTGGCGGACAAGGCCTCCCCGATGACTTGGGAGAACAGCGCGCCGGGCGGCAAAGCCTGGGCCAGTTGGCCGGCCAGCCCGACCAGCACCGGGCCTGGCGCCCACGCCCAGCCGCTGTGCTCCAGCACAAAGCCGGTCTGCACCACGGCGTCGTCGCCGGGGCTGTATGCGTCGGCCACCACGCCGAGGACGGCGCCACGGTGCGCGGGATTGGTCGCATCGGCCGCGATGAGCTCGCCCTGGGCGTTGCAGGCCACCACGCTGTGGCCGCTGATCGGCAGCGGGCCAACTTTGACCGTAATGGCGTCGCCGGCTGGGCCTGCCGGGCCGCGCTTGCCCTCGGGACCGGGGATGCCCCGCGTCACGACGACCTGTGGCGGCGCCGGCTGCTGCACCACAACGGTCTTGCCGCCCTCCTGCTTCACCACGATAGAAGTCTGCCGCTCGATGACGGCGGACGAGGGTTCGGAAGAGACGACGGTGGTCACCGGGTGCCCTCCGGGTACAGGGCGAAGTGCAGCTCGTACTGCCGTTCCACGTCACCGCTGGGGCGCGTGATCTCGATCTGGCCGATGCAGGAGGTCCAGCCGGGCGCAATGGGTCCGTACACAAAGGCTGCGGTCTGCTCTGCCGTCATCAGCAGGCGCAGCCAGGCCCCGTCCAGCTCGATCCCGCCGTTCGCAGTGCTCAGTTCCAGCAGCACCTCCGGGTCATCGATCTCGCGCCGCAGCTGCATGCGGGCTGTGCAGCCGGTGTAGTCCTCGGGCACCTTGTCGGCGTCCGGCACCGGATCGCCGCTGCAGGCCTTCACCAGCTGGCCGCATTCCTCTCGCACCGGATATGGAACGGTCACGCGCTCCAAGGGTGCGCGGAAGGTCGCGCCCTGGTAGATGGTGAAGTCGAGGCAGGCCGGGGTTGTCATGCCCCGCAGTTTCCCGGCGGGCGCGTTCGGGGGCGAACCCTAGCCGGGGGCGGTCAGCCGTCGCTGCTCTTGATGGCCACGGAGTTCAAGCCGGCCATGGCCTGGCCCGCGACTTGGCTGTGCGTGTTGGCGTTGGCGGCGGCCAGCTGCGTGATGGCGGCCTGCATGCTCTGCATGCTCGACTGCTGCACGGTCTGTGCACGCATGCGCGCATCGGCGTAGCTCACGTTCACATCCGCCTTGGAGCGGTAGAAGGTGGCTGCCATCTGCGCGTAGCTGACGGCCGCAGCGGTCTGTGCCTGGTAGGCCATGAGCTTCTGGCGATCGCCTTCGAGCTGCGTGCGCGCCAGCTCGCCACGTGCGGACACGATCTGCCCGTACTCGCGCAACGCCATCTCATGCACGCGGGCCCGCGAATCGTTGGTGATCGCGGCGGCACGCACAACCTCAACCTTGGCATCGATGCCGGCACGATAGGTCTGGATGGCCTGGCCGTCTGCCCGAACCTGGGCGTCGTACACGCGCACCTGCAGCTCCTGGCCCTCCAGCGCGGCGCGGTAGCCGGTCCACTCGGTGGCCTTGGACTGGACCTCGGTGGCTCGGGTCTGCACCTGGGCCTGGAACAGTTCCAGCTTGAGCTTCTCCAGCCCGGCCCTGCTGACGATGGCATCAATGCGCGCACGGTAGACGTTCGCCAGGGACTGCAGCGACTCCATGCGGGCACGGTAGACGTTGACCTTGGCCATGTCCACCTGGGTCAGCGCCTGCAGCGCATCGACCTCGGCCTTGTACAGGTCGATGGCCGCCATCGCGCCCTTGAGCCGCACCTCGTACAGCGCGACCTGGGCACGCCAGGCTTCCAGCTTGGCGCCGAAGGCCTTTACAGCAATGTTGTAGGTCTCGACCACCATGCCGACCACAGCCTTGGCATGTTCCAGCGCCTGCCCGTTGATCTGCACCAGGTTGCCGTGGTAGCTGAGCATGGCAGCGAGCACGGACTGGCGCAGGTTCAGCGAGGTGCTGATGGCGAACTGCAGGTTGGCCTGCTCCATCTCCGCCTGCTTCACCACCAATTCGACATTGGCGCGTGCCAGGTTGTCGGCGGCCGCCTGGCGCGCCTTTGCAGCCGCCGACATCAGCGCGCCCGGCGGCAAGGTGTAGCCCCGGTCTGCAGCGTCGGCCCAGGCCGCATCACGCACGCGCCGGTACTCGCCCAGGTGGCGGTCCTTCGCCCGCTCGACCACCGCACGCTCGACATCGCCGCTGAAGCCGGAGCCGCCAGCCATCAACTGGGACAGGCGAAGCTCCATGGTCTCCATGCTGGAGTGGTAGCGCGGGCAGTACCTGGCCAGCATGGCGTCGAGCTGGCCGTCCAGCACCGACATCATCGCGGCGCTGGCCCCGCGCTGGCCACTCTCCAGTTGCGCTGCCAGATCGGTGGGCGCCTCGGCGTCGAACACGGGCGCGGCCGAATCGAACACCGGCAGCACGATGGTGGGCTTGTCGGGGGCGGCCCGGTCCTGGATTTGCGGCTCAGGGATCAGCGGGTTGACGAGCTGATCGGGTGGGTCCGGGAACTCGTAGCTGGTGTTGATCGACGGCGCGGCAATCGAGAAGTCGGCCAGCGCGGCCGGCGATGAAGGCATCACGATGGTGGGAGCCACCGCCGTGGCGACGGGCAGACCGCTGATGTCGATGGCGCCGATGTCCTGGAACTGCGGTGCCGCGCCTGGCGCCTGCGGCAGTTGGAAATCCACACCGGCAAAATCCGGCACCTGCTGCAGCACGGGCGGCTCCAGTGGCTGATCGATGGGGTCCAGCTGCGGGTCAGGCTGCAGGTAGCCGATGCCCGTGATCATGTTGCTCACGTCCTGCAGCGCCTGGCGCGAGTCTGCCAGCACTTCGGCCGCAAAGCCGCGCTGGTCGTCAATGATTTCTTCCACCGATGCCATGGTCAGATCCTCCGTGTCTTGTTCACGACCTCGGCTTCGAGGTCATCAATGGTCAGCGCGCCACGGCCGGACAGCTCCAGCGCGTAATACCGGGCATCCATGCCGCGCCCGAACTTCTGGCGGTAGTTCTGGGCCGTCGCGCCGCGTGGCGTGTCGTAGGGGTAACGCTCCTGGCACCGCTCGCCTGCAGCCACGGTGAAACGGCTGCAGGGCGGCATGCGGCCGCCGACATAGCAGCTGATCCAGGCCTTGCGCTGAGCAGAGCCGAAGTCCGTGGTACCGGTGTGCAGGTGCCAGGCGATGGGCTGGCCGGCGTCAGTGTCGCCACCCAGGAAATACAGGCCATTGGCGGCCATGGCCACGTAGCGGCCGCGCCAGCGCACGATGCGCGTGAACGGGAACGCCGTATAACGTGTGACCTCATTGCCGCCGGTTTCCAGGCTGGTGCGCAGGTTGATCGCGTAGGCCTCGTGCACCACTGGCACCTCGGCCGTGGCCACCAGGAAGGCGCGCGCCGCAGGCGCCACGAGCACGATGTCAGCCCAGCCGCCGGCAATCGCCGCAGGCGCAACTAGGTCAAAGCTGGCCGTGGCCTCGCCATGAGCCTCCAGCTGTGCCACGGGCATGGGGCACACCAGATGGATCTGCGCCAGCCCTTCGGTGGTGGCCTCCAGGCTCACAACGGCGGCCGGGGCCAGCAACTCGATGCGGGCGCCTCCCACGAAATCGACGCGCGCCGCCGGCGCCATGAGCACGATCTGCGCCAAGCCCTCCACCGTCGCTTCGAGCAGCACCTGCGGCACGGGGCAAACCAGCTCGATACGCGCGAGTTCGCTGACCGTGGCCTGCAGGCTCACGACGGGGGAAGGCGCAACGAGAGCGATCTGAGTGCCGCCAACCAACAGCGCTGTTGCCGCAGGGGCGACCAGCTCAATGCGATTCGCCGCGTCCGATCCTGTCAGCGCCACGCGGGCGGCAGGCGCCACCAGCTCGATGCGCGCCCCGGCATACAGCTCAGCCCTTGCCACCGGGGCAACCAGATCGAATCGTGCCAGCCCCTCAACCGTGGCCACCATCTCCAGAACCGGCGTCGGGCACACCAGTTCGATCTCGTTCAGGATCTCTTCTGCGTAATCCGACGCAAAAGCGGCCCGGTGCCAGTCCTCAGTGATGTCCATGCCCTGCCAGAGCCCAGGGACCAGCGGCAACAGGACTGCCACCCGCGCTGGCCGCGGAAAGTCACCCACTTCATCCGGTGCCTCCCAATGGCACCAGACCATGTATTGGGTAGCAGGGTCCGGGATCAGTCCGCCAAGATCGTACCGGTCTGGGTCCGCCTGCAACGAAGCGCCCGTTTCGTTGATCTTGTAATAGAAGCGCCGCACGCGCTCGGGCGGCTGCTTGATATGCCGGAGCGCCAGTGGGTCCAGGTCGTAGTAGCCCTCGTATGCGGGATTATTGATGTCAGGCTCGGGGCGATATCCAAAGCGCAGACCCAGATAATCCTGCAGGGAGGCCTTGTAGAGAGCAACCCCCGAATAGACAGCGGTGCCATCGTCATACACCTCATAGACGTGCACCTGCGCCTGCCAGGTCTCTGGGTCGCCCGGAGGTGGGTAATAGCTCTCTGCGCGACTGAAATACGCGTATCCGGCAAGTTCGGCCATGGCTGTGCTCAGAGAAGGTGGACGGGATCAAGCCGGAAACCGGCCTCGTCGCCCAGCGTGAATTTGTCGGGACCGGGAGTGATGACCTTGCCCTTGCGCCGCATGGCAATCAGCGGTTCGCGATCAGGCGTCCCGGTCAGGGCCAGTTCGTCATAGAACGTCGAAAGAGGCGGTTCGCGGTGCACCGCGCCTGCTGGCGAACAGCAAATGACGAACTCGCCGGGCCGGCGCACCGCGATGCTGCGGTAGTGCATCGTGTCCGTGCTCATGCTCGGTGGCGGCAGCCTCACATGCCCTGTGAAAATGTCGCGCCCACACAGATCATCCTGGCACCGCGCCTGCAGCCTCACGGAATACGCCACGAGGTCGGTTCCGTTGAAAGGCTGCGTGTATTGCGCCGTCACTGCCGCCAGTGCATTCCAGCGCCCATCGATGTCTCTCAGGCTCACCGTTTGCCGGCTGGAGCTTGATGACTCAGTCGTGCTCACCGTAGCAGGTGGGGGGTTCGGCGCGGGATACGCTTGGGAATATGAGTACGCCCATTGCCGAGTCCGAGTCACATCGGCGAAGTCGCTGGCGAGTTCAAGCGACATCAGCGCTTGCCCGTTGACCGTGATGGTCTCGGTGGTCTTGCTTGTGGAGCCGGCGCTGTAAACGTTGCTGAAAGATCCACTACCGGTGTAATGTTCCACGACTGGAAACACGCTGCCGTTGTAATAGTGCGTGTACTGGAATTGGCTCTTTTCCACTTCCTCGGCATAGCTCAGCGATTCGGAAAAGCGGACGCGTTCAACCAGCAGTTCCGTCCCATCAGGGGCCATATCCAGCCCCAGGATGTGAACGACACGCTCAGTGGTCCTGGTGCGCGAGTACCCCGACGAACTGCTGTTGGACCGCGCGAAGGTGTTGAATTCGTCTATCGGGTAGTTCTCGGCATCGTGAAAATCGTTGGCCAGGCTACCGGGAAAATATGACGAGTCGCCAGGGTTGTGCCGCTGCTCGTTGACGCTCGTGAACGGCTCATCCGGCGTGGAGGCCAGCAGCGCGAGCTCAAACTGGGCGCCAAGCTCACCATTGCCGTCACGCGCCAGTGTTCCGCGCAACGCATACCGGGGCTTCCCAAAACTGAACACCTCCACACCGCCCACGACTTCGCGTGTCACCGTTTCCAGCATCGTGATGCAGCGAGTGCCAGTCCCCTCAAAGAAGATCGGCTGCGTGATCGCCAGTTCCATGCCTGCGGGCACGGTCCAGCGCGCGAACTCTTCGGTGTGCGCCAGGCCGCCGTCGTTCTTGATCTTGGGGTCCACACGATAGAGCACCACCTGCTGATCCCCGATGGTGCCGCTGGCCCCGGCCTCGTAGGCAGCGTGAACCAAATACTTCACAGTGCTGCCCTGGGGCAGCGAGGCCTTGAAGATGGCGCAACCGCTCAGCTCACGGGCCACCTTGATGCGTGCACCGTTGCGGAAGATCTCCGCCTTGGCGCCGCCGCCTGCATGCTGGGCTCCCGTGATCGCATACCGGAAGCCGTTGCCGTGGTCATAGGTCAGCACATCCTTGTGGTCGTCGCTGATCCAGTCGTGCGGCCCCGCCTGCAGGTCCACGTTCTCCTTGCGGCGCAGCCCTTTGTCCGAGGCATTCAGGGTCATGGCGCACAAGGGCGAGATCTCCTGGCCATCCTTCTGGTGCACGCCCAGGCCATGGTCCAGGCTCGTCGGCCAGACCAGATAGTCCCAGCGCCCGCCCTGGATCTCGATCCATGCGTCATCGCCAGCGATGGTCACGCGCACCAGCATATCCAGGAGCTCGTAGCGCTGGGTGATGTGCCGAAACCCTGCAGCCCGCAGCGTGCGAACGCGGCCGCGCGCGAAGGGCAGCAGCTTGGCCTCCTCGGCGCCGCCCAGCAGCAGGTGTTCGCGCTCCGTGCCCATGGCCTAGCCCCTCACGCCTTACTGCGCCGGGATCATGTACGAGAACGAATCGATGGTGATGGGCTGGCCAACCACCACAGTGAGCGTCGAGAACTTGCCTTCGCCCGAACCCACTGCCGCAGCACCGTCAACGCGGGGAAGCAGCACCGATGCGGAGCCATCGTCTGCTCCGTTGCCGACGAACCGGAACCAGCCGATGGTGCCGGCGGCCAGGCCGGTGAACTTCCAGACCGCCGATGCCGGCTTGAGCACGCCGCCATTGGCCGGCGTGTCCAGGACCAGGCCATTCGTGGGCGAACCCGCAACCCAGGGGTCGCCGTTCAACGTGGCGCGGCCGAGCAGCGTACCCGTGGGCGCAGCATCAGCGGTGACGGGCTGCGGTCCGCTGTAGACCAGGATGCAGCCGCCATTGAGCGCGCCGGCAAAGCCCGTGGTGCCCGCCTGCGCATTGCGCAGGGCCGTGGAGAGTTTGAGAGTCATGGCGATACCTCGCGTCGTTGATTGAAAGGGGTGCCGCCCGCGTGCAGGCAGGCAAGGAAACGGACCTGACCGTCCAGCTCGAGCACGGCCGCGCCGGCTTGCAGGCCAGGAGACACGCTGATGCGCCGATCGGTCAGGTTGGTGAATTCGGGGAACTGGCACAGGCCGCGCTGCGACCAGATCAAAGTGCGCTTGCCGTCCAGCGCCCAGGGCAGGCCCGGCACCGTGCCGTAGCTGGCCAGCAGGGCCAGGCCCTCGGGCGTGTAGGCGTGCATGGCGCGGTCGGTGCCCACCACCAGGCCGGCGTCGTTCGGCGCCAGGGCCAAAACCTTGCCCGGCACCATGAAGAAGCCTTCGGAGAGATTCCACAGGTGCGGCGCCAGCGGCTCGCTGCGCCAAACCACGGTCTTGTCGTCCTCGGGCAGGTACTGGGCGGCACAGATGCGGCCGCGCCATTCGGCGATCACGTCCACGCCCACGGGCAGCGGATCGAGGCCATCGGTCAGCAACTCCTGGCCCAGCGCCTCGGGCGGCTGCGCCCAGACAGCAGCAGGACCAGCAGCACCAAAGGCCAACTGAAATGCGGTGCTGTCGGCCGGTGCCACGTAGACGCGCGTCACGCAGCCGGGCAGCTGCTCAATGCCGCTGATCTGCAGCGCAGCGCCCTGCTCCACCACGAGCTCGGCAGCCGTGCTGGCCGGCGTCTCCCGGCCATCGGGCATGACGAACGTGGCGCAGACGCGGTACTGGCCCGCCGGCAACTGGCCACCCTCGCCCACCACCACGCGCGGCTCGGCCGGCACGGGCAGGCGCCAGGGCAGCGCCTCGCCCTCGGCAGTGATGACCCCGGCCGCGTAGCCGGCCACGTACAGCACTTGGTCGTTGATCTCGGCCCACCACGCATCGCGGCCCAGGCCCTGCGCCAGGGGGCGTACGGTCATGTCGTCCAGGACTTGGCGCAGTTCGCCGCCGTCGATCAAATACAGGCGGGTCTCATCCTTGGTGGCGTAGATGCCAGTCGGTGCGCCAGCCTGAGCCAGCGCATAGCCGGTACGCCGCTTCACCCCGCCCGACTCCGTGATGTCCACGTTGTCGGCGCGGGTGAACCACGACAGGCCGAGCCGAATGGGATCGGTGACGTTGTTCAAGCCTCGGAAGGAGCGGATTGCTGGCATGGCCTGGACTTTGTCGTGAAAGTCAAAACTGCTCCAGCCTTAGTAGGGGGACAATAGATTCAATGAAAAAACGTCAGTCAGACGTCATGGCTCACGGCTAGAATTTTCAATTGCGTCAATTGGACGTCAAACTAAAGGTCTAAAGTGAATATGAAAGACAACCAGATGTCGAATAACGATGATCAACCAAACAATCGGGAAGAACAACCTGCTCAAACGGACGTACATTTGCAGGGCCTCGTATCACTTGTAAATAATACCGACTTGCGGATACCAATTACGATATCCATCTATGGAGGTGTAATGTCTGGCAGACTTGTAAGCGGCAAAACATATTTTGAGCAATTCGCTGATATTTTTGTCAAAGGCCTTAACGCCTCCTCGGAAGACACAGAAGAAATAAGGAAGAACTATGCAAGCATGGGTGCAATATTTGGCAGAAAAAATGACGATGACGATACAGCGCAACCACTTCCCCAATTTTTGCATTTAATAGACGCGCAGTATGTATCGCCCGGACAGCTTGGCATGCCCACGAACGCTGGACTTGTCTGGAGAGGAAGGATAAGTTCTGTTTCTGGATTTAGCCTCGGTATGCTGCAGAGCGAGTAAAAGAACAAGTTTTGGCACACTGCTGATAAGTGCCGATTAAGATAGGCCCATGCCCGGCATCATCTTCTGGCTGCTCGTGATCGCAGCCATCCTCTTCTTCAAGCTGACCACGCCCGCCGAGCGCCGCTCGATGATCGAGACCTACTGGCTGATCATCATCGGGCTCGGCGCCGCGGGCTTCATCTGGCAGTTCATCCGGCGCGGCGCGATCAGTCTGTGAGCTTGGCCACACGCTGCGCGATGGCGTTGCGCTGCTGCTCGATCTGCGTGAGGCGCTCGCGCTTGATCTCGCCGGTCATGAGGCGGTCCCCCTCGATCTTCTTGGCGCGTTGGCCCAGCTCTGCCATCTGCTGCTTGGCGGCATTGATGGCCAGGCGGTTGCGCAGCTTCGGTCCCTCCTCCTCCTGAATGCTGCGCGCCAGCTCGATGTCGCCAGACTTGATGGCGGCCTGATGGCTGGCCCAGGCCTGCTCCACTCCCTTGGCCTGCTCATACATGGTGGTCACGTAGCGGCTGGAGCCCGTGGGCAGTTCCTCGATGAAGTTGCCGGCCAGGAAGGTATCGCGCAGGCGCATGGACGGGCGCTCGCCCCGGTCCAGCATCGGGCGCGCAATGGTGTCCGTGGCCGTGGTGCTCACAGTGGCCAGCCAGCCGAAGTACCCGCGCAGCAGGAAGTCCACCTGCTTCGGGCTCAGCCCCGAGTATTCGCCCTTGGCCAAGCGCACCGGGTCCGGCAGGCCCCAGGAACCCAGCAGGCGCGCCACTTCCGAGGTGCGCTCGTTGTACCGGTCCTGCGGGCG